CGCTACTCCACCCGTGCCAACCGCCGCCGTGGCTATCGCATGGGCCACATGGATGCCATCGAGAACATCCGCGAGGAACTTCAGTCCGCGACAGCGGAAGAGCGCGACCAGCTCAAGCGCGAAGTGCTCCAGATGTTCGGCATGTAGGCATGAGGCCGTTCATCGTCAACGGCGAGCTTTGGAGGGTCATCCGTGTGTCTGCGGGTGACCCTCGTCTCATAGACCGAACGGGAGTGGTAAGGCTCGCCACGACTGACCCGAGAAGCAGGACCATATGCATCTCCGAGAAGGTTGGGCCGTCTCTCATCGACAGGGTTCTCCTTCACGAGGTTGCCCATGCCGTAACTGTGTCGTGGGGGATGCTCCCGAGGGTCCGCATGGACGTGCTTGATGGTGATACGATAGGGGTCGAGGAATGGGCCGCGCAGCTCATGGAGAACCATGCCATCGAGGCAATCGATGCGGCAAGCACGGCGCTTGGGAGGCCGATATGCGTCAGGGGGTTGTGCAGTGATTGACCTAGAGGAAATCGAGCGGACGATAAACGAGCTTGAGACAACCCGCGACACCTCATATAGGCTCTGTGAGCGGCTGGCATGGCTCTATATCGTGCGGGACCATCTTCTACCGCCAGTTGGTCCAAATGGGTACCAATCGCCCGAAATATCGCCTCTCAGTGGCTCGGAGTTCCTAGAGGCATGCGATGGGGTGAGCTACCCTGCCCTCATGAAAGTCATCGATGAGCATATGGAGGCAATCAAGACGTTCTACCCGAAAGAGTATGCGTCGGTGCTTGAAAAGATTCGCTCGCTGAAATAGACTGAGGTTGCAGGCGCATTGGCCTACAGGGATGTGGGCCACCACCGAGTCTCGGAAGAGAGGCTATGCGGGCTGTTGGGAGCCATCCCAGAGACGGCCTTGACCATGGCGGGGATACGACAAAAATGGCAGGCGCTTGAACCGCATTCGGTGTATGGTGCCACTCGGCGAGCCATCCGTCCGAAATAGATGGCAAAACGTACCTTCCCGTTGAAGGGTTGTCACCCGTGGCAACGTCCGTGGATGGATAGGCGGGGAGGTCAGCCAAGCGCGGGGGAACGTTCCCCCGCATCGGTGAGTGCCAGTGGGCCGTGAGGTCATGGCAGCTGGCAGGGACCTAGGCAAGTCCACGTAAAAGGCCTTATATGGGCTGGGCTTTTTCTCGCGTGTGCCTAGCCCACCAGCGAATCGCCCGCGAAGGCTTCGGTCGAGCGGTGGCCCCGTGGGATGCGTCCTGCGGGGATTTTCTTTTGTGGTGACGCTTGTCATATTGGTGTATGTGCTATATCATTAATGCCGTCAGGAGGCAAAGGGGCCTCCACGGACCCGAGGGAGAGCAAGATGAGCATGAGCTTCGCAGAGCAGATTCTGGACAGCATGGTTGACGAGAGCGGCAACTGCGGCGAGCGTGGCCTGAGCACCAAGCAGTACCAGTGCATCTCCAAGTACCTGACCGAGGGCGAGCATGAGTACATCGGTAGCTGGGAGGGTGACTACAGCAGCGTCGAGTTCTACCACTGGCAGGAGTTCGGCTACATCGGTCGCTACTACGTGGAGCTTGAGGTCACCCACCACTTCCACATCCGCGCCGCCGTCAAGAGCATCCGCCGTTGGATTGACGAGCTTCCTACGTTCGAGGGCAGCGAGTGGCAGTTCCAGCCAAAGCAGCGCAAGGACATGACCCTTACGCTCATCCGCGAGAGCCGCTACGAGCGCATGGCCTACAACGGCTGGGGCACCGAGATGGTGAGCATCTACACGATGGCCGACGATGATGGCAACTGCTTCGTGTGGAAGACCACGAGCGCCCTGATGGTGAGCACCATGGACGAGAACGGCGTCTGGGATGACGAGCTTGCCGAGATGGGTGACCGCATCGAGATGAGGGCCACGGTCAAGGAGCACTCAGAGTACCGTGGAATCAAGCAGACGGTCATTGTGAGGCCGAAGGTCAAGAGCATCACAAAGAGGGCCTAGAAACGGCTCTGGGAGGCCCTGCGGGGCCTCTTTTGTTATACTTGGCTCCGATGAAGGAGCGCGGATAAAGGAGCTTCCGCGACGGACGGAGGCCACCCATGATTTACACCTTCCAAGACTTCGAAGAGGCCAGCGACACCACGAAGTTCGTCGAGTCGGCCATATGGAGCTACAAGCAAAGCGACATGTACAAGACCGCCGTTCTGGCAGACGATTACGACGCGCAGATGAATCCGACAATCACGGGACTCGTGAGGACCATCTTCACCGTCAAGGGCGTGAAGAAGGAGGACTACACAGCGAGCAACAGGCGCATCGCGTCAAACCTGTTCAACCGCCTGAACACGCAGCGGTGTATGTACAGCCTAGGCAACGGGGTTTCGTTTGTTGACCCGTGGGAGGGGGCTAAGGGCAAGAAGGACACCACAAAGGAGCGTCTTGGGCCGCATTTCGACCATATCGTGCGCGAGGCGGGCTACCATGCCCTGATTCATGGCCGCTCCTACCTGTTCTGGAACCTTGACCGCGTTTATGAGTTCACCGCCACCGAGTTCGTCCCCCTTGAGGATGAGAACGACGGGAGCCTGCGGGCTGGCATCCGCTTCTGGCAGCTCGACCAGAACAAGCCGCTCAATGCGGTCCTGTATGAGGCCGATGGATACACCAAGTATTCCAGCGCCAGCGGTCGGTTCGAAGAGGTCCAGCCGAAGACCTCCTACAGCGTGACCTACTCCTACACCGATGCTGGGGACGTGCTCTCCGTGGATGAGGACAACTACAGCGCGTTTCCCATCGTGCGGATGTTCGCCAACAGGCTCAAGCAGTCAACGCTCGTGGGCATGCGCGAGGCAATCGACGCCTACGACCTGATTCAGTCGGGCTTTGCGAACGACCTCTCCGACTGCGCCGAGATTTATTGGATTGTGGAGAACTACGGAGGCATGGGTGACAAGGACCTAGCCAAGTTCCTCGACAGGCTCAAGTTCAACCACATCGCCAATGCGGACACGCAGAGCGGCGGCAAGGTCACGCCCTACACGCAGGAGATACCCTATCAGGCCCGTCAGGCGTTCCTCAACGACATTCGGGCGAGGATATACGAGGACTTCGGGGTTCTCGACGTTCACACCGTCTCGGCAGGTGCCACGAACGACCACATCGACATGGCATACCAGTCGATGGAGGACAATGCCGCAGACTTCGAGCATTGGGTGAGCGACGCAATTGTGCAGCTCCTTGAGTTGCAGGGCATCGAGGACATTCCGATATTCAGGCGCAACCGAATCACCAACATGAAGGAGACCGTCGAGATGCTTGTGCAGGAGGCCGCGTTCCTTGACGAGCGGACCATCCTGCGGAAGCTGCCGAACCTGACGCCAGACGAGATTCAGGCGGCAATCGAGGGTAAGGAGGACGATGACATGGCCCGTATGATTACGGGAGTAGGAGGCGAGATTGAAGGCGAATAGCAAGCTAGGGCTTATGCTGCCCAAGGTGCGCCTGTTCCACAGCCGCAAGGGCTTCAAGAGGTACTACAAGAAGGAGTACGGCGAGAAGCCCGAGCTTTTCGACGCCGAGGGGCAGATGACCTACCGAGACGGCGAGGCTCTGGTCCTGATGACCCACCTCGGAAACGAGGCGTCGGAACTCTCCCTGCTCGTGCATGAGGCGTATCATGCGGCGGTCGCGCACATGGAGATGCTGGGCGAGGACGATGCTGGCGAAGAGACGATGGCATATCTCATCCAGTCAATCTCAAATGGCCTGTTTGTCGCTCACGAGAAGTGGAAGCGCAAGAGGGGTCTGGTAAAATAGCGGCATCGCACCACTTGGCTTTGCGTGACAACGGGTCGCAACCGTTGGGCCTAGTGGGAGGGCCGACAGTGGGAACTCCACGTGAGCCACTGACCCGACGAGGGGCCACCGCATTCCTCTCCGTGCGGTGGCGCTTTGTTATACTGAGGAAGAGCCGCCCGCACGGCACGGCTGAGCCTGAACAACAGCCAGAAACCAACAGGCCCTCTTGGCGGTGCGGGGCAACGCCATGGTCACAGGAGAAGCAATGGCCCTAAAAGAGTTCTGGTTCGTCTGGTCTTTCAATGGTAGAAATAGGGTCGTGGTTGTCAAAGCAGCGACTGCCCGAGATGCACGCGAGAATCTGATTGCTCGCGGCTACAACATTGTCTCTGGCCCATATGATAGCAAGGAAGATGCAGAAAGACATATCGGTAGCGATGAAGAGGAAACCACATGGTGGTTCGTTATTAGCCATCTCGTGGACGAAGGTGAAACAAAGACCGACGTTCGAAGCGTAACCAGCAAACAGCTCTCAAAATGGAAATGGGCCATCAACGAGGGAAGCGCCAGAAGGTACCTAGAGAGTTATGGGTACACCGTGGTTTCTGGCCCATATGGGAGCGAAGCCGAGGCCCGAGCACATGCCGCTGGCAAGCGCACCGTCGATATTGCGCACGGATGGACCGACGAGCAGATTGAGGCGCTAAAGAAGCGGTTCAACTCCGAGTACGGCAAGGCCCGTCGAGAGATGCGCGGCAAGATAAAGACGATGCTTGCCGAATACGACGAGAAGAACGAGGAATGGAAGAAGCTGCTTGCCAGTGGCAAGGTGACGCGCGAAGAGTACGACGCATGGCTCAAGGGACAGGCGGCACAGAAGCGCTATGTTCAGGACATGGCCGACATGCTCGCAAGCGACGCCAGACGCACCGATGAGCTTGCCATGGATGCCATCAACGACGTTATCCCACACGTCTATGCGGAGAACGCCAACAGGGCCGCTTTCGATATCGAGAAGGGCATTGGCTACGACACGCACAGCTTCGACCTGTATGACCAAAGCACGGTTCGCAGGCTTATACGCGACCAGCCCGAGCTTCTTCCTCCGATTCCAGAGGCAAGGCTTGACAAGCGCAAGGACAAGCGCTGGAACAAGCAGAAGTTCTCAAGCGCGATAACCCAAGCCATCCTGCAGGGCGATTCGATACCGCAGGCAACCGAAAGGCTCATGCGTGTCATGCACATGGATGAGTCCAGCGCCGTCCGCGCCGCGAGGACAGCCATCACGGGGGCCGAGAACGCTGGCCGCGTCGATAGCTTCAGGAGGGCCAACAGAATCGGCATCGACCTAGAGCAGCAGTGGATGGCTACGCTCGACATGCGCACGAGGCACAGTCACAGGCAGCTCGATGGGCAGCACGTGCCAGTGGGCGAGAAGTTCAAGGTCGATGGCGTTGAGTTGGAGTTCCCAGCCGACCCGACGGCGCCTCCCGAGTACGTCTACAACTGCCGTTGCACGCTGGTTGCGTGGTTCGAGGGCATCGATATGGAGGACCCCGACAGGCTCTCGCGCCTGCCCGATGGTATGAGCTACGACGATTGGAAGAACCAGAAGCAGCGCCAGATGGAAGAGCGTGCAAGAAAGTCTCAGGAGGAAAAGGAAGAGAGAATCAAGGCCCTGAGAGATGAGATTGCGGGCCTTGAGGATGAAATCAAAAGAGTCGAACCGTCTGCCACATCTGACCCGTCTTGGAGCGAGAAAAGTGTCAAGGAAGCTCAGAAGATGGTCGATGAGGCCCGCGCCGAGATGGAGCAGTATGCATGGGCTGCAGACCTTGACAAGGCCGCTGTGGAGGCCGAGAACAAGCGGCTGTATGACCAAGCTGACGAGATTGGTGAGATTCAAAACCGCGTTCTTTCTCTGCGTGGATACGAGAATCGCGAAGAGAAGATGAGGCTGCAGGCACGCATTGACGAGTGGTATGCGGCACTTGATGAGTCAGACAGGCAGTTGGACGGAATCAGGGCATACGAAAGGACGAAGAGCCGCTACGACGATGCTTTGGAGTATCTTGAGCGCACGAAGAGTCGGCGAGATACGGCGTTTTCCAGCAAGGCAGAGGCGCAGGAAAAGCTACAAGGTCTCGTGCTCCGTAGAAACAGGGCATATGGCGAGATTTCTTCCCTGCAATCGTTTGCTCCGCAGGTAAGGGAAAAGCTGGGCAATGAATACGCCGACGCGATGGAGCGGATAGTTGTCGCAGCGGAGCAAAGGCATCCAGATATTGCGGCAGCATACAGGCGATTCAGCAGCGAACTAAAGGTCGTGGACTCTGAGCTGAGAGATGGTGCGTTCTATATGTCATCCGACAGGGGCATTCACTTGCATGCTGCGAATGCGAGCAGGGGTTCTAATTATCAGACTCCATATCAGGTTGTTTTCCATGAGTTCGGCCACCTGATTGACCATGTGTCGGGCGCCAATTGGACCTATCAGAGCAATCTCGGAGAGCTTGAAAGCGTAATAAAGAAGGATTGGAACGCGTTTAGGAACGCAAGCAGTCGTGGCAGCGGGCTAAGAAGAGCAGCAGACAAGAATCAGCACACCATCGACATGCTTCTTGGCGAGGGTGCGAGAAGCAACAAGCGAAAGTATGGCAACATCTCCGACATTATCGAAGGTTGCACAAAAGTCTCCTATCCGCTTGGCATAGGTCATGGGGCTTCCTATCACATAAGGTCTGGGGCAACGGCCAGAGAGTTCTTTGCCGAAGTGTTTGATGCAGCCATGACAAACGAAGAGTCTTACGAACAGATGAAGAGGGTTTTTCCAAACGCGGTTGCGATGGTCGAGGATATAGCAAGGGAGATAACGCGATGACAAGAGATGAGGCAATTAAGGCGTATGAGGAACGGTTCGGCGGTTTTCCCTACTTTCTGCTGATGGGAGCGCCAGACGGTGTAATTGTCTGGAAGGTTCGTCGTGCTCTGAGGCTGAACCGTGAGATTGAGCCAGACGAGGCGGATGGTGACTACTGATGGCTAGGGTTAAGACGAGTGGTGTATGGACCAAGGAAAGCCTTAAAAATGTAACGATTGTCGAGGACAATAGCGAGCAGGTGGAAGAGGGGATAAAGAGGGCCTTGAGGGCCGCACTCGAAGAGGTCGGCTTGGTTGCTGAGAGGTTCGCCAAGCTCATGACCCCTGTGGACACGGGGCGTCTGCGCAACTCGATAACCCATAGGATTAGCTCTGGCGGGACTGAGGTGTACATAGGAACCAACTTACCCTATGCCCCATACATCGAGCTGGGCGTGAGCACGTGGAACGGGCAGGGTCCGAAGAAGGCTCCAAAGGGTGGCTACCAGATGCTGCGAAAGGCCGCAAGCGAGCACGGTGACCTCTACGACAAGATAATTGAAAAACATCTAAAGAACGCCTGATTCTTGCTTGCCGTGTTTCATTGTATGTGCTAGGGTATACCTGTCAGGAGGCAAAGGGCCTCCACCGACCCAGAAGGGGGTTCAAAATGGCAAAGACGAACGAGGGCGTCAAGCAGGCGGCAGAGCTTCTTGAGCAGGGCGTGGCCGAGGTCTTCACGAGCGGTCGCTTCGCCGAGTACCTGACGGTCATGGGCAAGTTCCACAACTACAGCACCCGCAACTGCATCCTCATCATGATGCAGTGCCCCAACGCGACCCATGTTGCCAGCTACAAGAAGTGGCAGCGCGAGTTCAACCGTCAGGTCCGCAAGGGCGAGAAGTCCATCCGCATCCTCGCTCCCATCCAGCGGAAGGCCACGGTCACCAAGAAGGACGCCAAGACGGGCGAAGAGGTCGAGACTGAGGTCAAGTGGCTCGGTTACAAGGCCGTCCCCGTGTTCGACGTGTCCCAGACTGACGGCGAAGAGCTTCCCGAGCTTGCCACCAAGCTCAAGGGCGATGTGAACGGCTTCTCTGGCCTGTGCGACCGCATCGCCAAGGCAGCTACCGTCCCCGTGGAGTTCGGCGTGGATATCAACGGACCCGAGAACGGCTACTTCGACCCCTACGAGGGCCGCATCTGCATCCGCGAGGGCCTGAGCGAGCAGCAGACGGTCAAGACCCTCGTGCACGAGACGGCACACAGCATCCTCCACGGGTTCGATGGCGAGCAGCACAGCGCCAGCCGCGAGGTGCGCGAGATTCAGGCCGAGGGCGTCGCCTACGTGGTCTGCAACGTTCTGGGCATCGACACTAGCGACTACAGCTTCGGCTACGTGGCAGGCTGGGGCGGTGACACCAAGGAACTCATCTCCAACCTTGACGTGATTCGCACGACCGCGAACACCATCCTTGAGCAGGTGGCAGCGGCATAGCTGTGCTATACTATCAGGTGGCGGGGACTTCGGCAGCTTCTCCCCGCCACCTATGGGAGTGCATCGAGGGGAGGTGAGAATGGCAACCAACTACAGCAGGGGCGCGGAGTTCGAGCGCAAGGTCGGCCACGACATTGAGTGGTATGGCTACAAGTGGGTTCGCTCGTCAGGCTCGCACAAGCCCGCCGACCTCGTGGCGCTGAGGGATGGGGAAGTCATAGCCATCCAGTGCAAGCGCGACGGAAGGCTCGCTCCGCAGGAGTGGAACAAGTTCCTAGATTGGTGCGAGGCGGCAGGTGCAACGCCTGTGTTAGCAAGCAAGGGTCCGCGTGGTTCTGGTATAATCTACAGCAGATTGACCAGCAGAAAGGACGGCAGGGGCCGTCAGCCGTTGGAGTCTTGGACTCCACAGAAGTTAGGAGAATAGCATGGAGAAGTTCAGGGAACTCAAGGCCGAGGAAATCGAGTGCCGAGTGGGAGTCTGCCGAGAGCATGGCCTCTCGCTGCTCCTGTACAAGGATGCACGTTGCGACGCCAGAATCCTAGACGAGCAGATTGGGCCTGAGAACTGGCAGTGCGAGTTCTACGAGTGCAAGGGCACCCTGTTCTGCAAGGTGGGCATCCTCATCGACCGAGGCGAGCAGTTCCGCGAGTGGGTCTGGAAGGATGATGCAGGCGCTCCGTCGAACATGGAGGCCCAGAAGGGCGAGGCAAGCGACGCGTTCAAGCGTGCCTGCTTCAAGTGGGGCATCGGGCGCGAGCTGTACACCGCACCTTTCATCTGGGTCAGGGCTGACAAGGTGGAGATTGCCAAGAACCAGCGCGGGAACTGGTTCTGCAAGAACAGCTTCAAGGTGGCGAAGATTGCCATCGAGAACGGTCGCATCACTGGCATCCGCATCGTCAACGCAGACACTGGCGTGGTCGTGTTCTCTTGGAAGGAGCCTGACAATGGATAACCTCGTGCGCCTGCGTGGTCACGTGAAGCGCAACGCCGAGTGCGTGACCGAGCGCGGCTCCAAGATTCTCGACTTCGCGCTTGAGGTCTGGAGCGACAAGAACAGCCGCCTTGACGTGTTCGACTGCCGCACCACCGATGGGAGCGCGGCCATGGAAGAGCTTGAGGGGTTCGTGACCGAGGGCGAAGAGCTTGAGGTCGAGGGCCACCTTGAGAAGAGCACCAAGTCAGAGCGTCAGCGCTTGGCTGGCGGCGTGATGGTAGAGGTCCGCAACACGTCCATCGTGGTCTACGTGGACGATGTAATCGAGAAGGAGGACTAGTATGAGCATCAACCGAGTCAACATCAGCGGGAACCTGACCCGAGACCCCGAGCTTCGCGCAACGCAGGGCGGCTCCCAAGTCCTGACGTTCGGTGTGGCGGTGAACGACCGCCGACGCAATCCGCAGAGCGGCGAGTGGGAAGACTATCCCAACTTCATCGACTGCGTCGTGTTCGGCAATCGCGCCAGCGCATTGCAGAAGTTCCTCTCCAAGGGGTCTAAGGTGGCAGTCGAGGGCAAGCTGCGCTACTCGTCTTGGGAGAAGGATGGGCAGCGCCGCTCCAAGATTGAGGTCATTGTGGACGAGTGCGAGTTTCTGAGCGGTTCTAAGGCCCAGAATCAGGCGCAGCAGCCGCAACAGGCCAACTACTCGCAGCAGCCGAGTTACGCGCCGAATTCGGCCCCTCAAGCGCCGCAGGGTGGCTATTACCCGCAACCGCAGGCGCCAGTCGCTGACGTGTACGACGAGGACATACCCTTTTGATGTGGTGAGGTTGGTCGAGTCGGTGTTCGGACACGTGGAGGTGAAGCATGGGCGGTGATTTCGACCTGTGGGGAGAGATTCAGCAGAAGACGAAGCAGCTTGACTACTGCATCAAGGAGCTTCGCAAGAGCGGAACGGCATACGCCGAGGCAGAGCGTGCGTACAAGATAAAGCTGCGCGAGGTCTGCTTGAAACTCAAGGGCGAGGGCATGGCAATCGGCATGATTTCGCTCACCTGCTACGGCGTGCCAGAGATTGCGGAGCTGAGGTTCAAGCGCGATGTTGCCGAGACGGTCTACAAGGCCAACCAAGAGGCCATCAACAGCATCAAGCTCCAACTTAGGCTGCTCGACAATCAGGTGTCGCGCGAGTGGTCCACTCCGCAGGCGGGGATGTGACCATGGGCAAGCAGGGGCTTTACAACAGGCGCGAGGATGGCTGCTGGCTGTGCGGCAATCCCTACGTCGAGTGCCATCACGTGTACGGTGGCGTTGGCCGCAGGCCAATATCTGACCGCGAGGGCTGCTTCATCTTCCTCTGCCGAGAGCACCATCAGGGGAGTACGGGAGTGCATCAGGACAAGAGGTTCCGCGATTGGCTGAGGGGCGACTGTCAGCGGCGTTGGGAAGAGCGCGAGGGCCTGCACGGGCAGGAGGCGCACGACGAGTTCCGCAAGCTCTTCGGGGCTTCGTATGCATGGGAGGACCAATGACACAGACACAGGCGGTCCTAGACTGGCTCAGGACTCACGCCAGCATCAGCAGCATGGAGGCAATACAGAACTTCGGCGCCACGCGCCTGAGCGCGATAATCTTCAACCTGCGGAAGCGTGGCTATAACATCGAGACGGTCATGGTTGATGGCCGCGACCGCTTCGGGAACCAGATGAAATTCGCACGTTACTATTTAAGAGATTAGGACTACAATCTTCCTCGTCAAGGGTAGCGGCCTTGATGAGTGTGTGCTATCATGCTTATTACGCCCTGCGTGGATGCCGCTACCATCCGCGTGGGGCGTAGTGCTTTGGAGGCACGATGAAAGAGGGCAGCTTTGTTGTGATTCAGGCGTTCATGGTGAACGACCTGCACCTCAAGGGGAACGAGCTGATTGTCTACGCGACAATATTCGGCTTCACGCAAGACGGAGAGCATTGGTTCTATGGCACCAAGGCATATCTTGCCGAGTGGTGTGGCGCAAGCAAGGGAACCGTTGGCAATTGCCTCAAGTCTCTGGTCGAGAAGGGCTTCATCGAAAGGCGGGAGAACGATGAGCGCGGACAGAAGTTCGTGGAGTACAGGGCCGTCAGGAACTTGACCTCCCCTGACAAAATTTGCACTCCACCCATACAAAAATTGGACGGGGGTGGTATAAAAATTGACCCCATTAATAACCTAGAAGAAGAACCTATCAGAGAAGAAAGAGAAGATATCCCGTTCTTTGAGATTGTGGGATACCTGAACGAGAAGGCTGGCACGCACTACCGAGCTTTCACCTCAAAGACCAAGGAGCGCATAAGGGCGAGGTGGCGCGAGGGGTTCAGGCTCGATGACTTCAAGCGGGTCATCGACGTTAAGTGCGCCGAGTGGCTAGGCACCGACTTCGCGAAGTACCTCTGCCCTGAGACCCTGTTCGGCACCAAGTTCGAGAAGTACGTCAATCAGCCCATGACGCGCTCAAGGGCCAAGGAGGGCAAGGGCCGCAACGATGCCTATGACTTCGAGAACAAGCCCGATTCTGCAAAGGTCACGCATCAGCAGGACGCCTACGATTGGAGCGGCTATGACGATATCATGTTCTAGGGTCTGCAAGTACTGCGGGAAGCCCTACCCGCTGATGGAGATTCCCGCGTTCGGTGGGTTCGGCAGTATGACCATCCAAAGCTCCGTGTGCGGCTGCGAGGGCGAGGTGAGGGCCGAGCGTGCCGAGAGCCGCCGCATCCTGCAGAACCAGCTCACTATGGCATGGCGTAGCACGGGCGTCCCCAAGAGGTACCGTGACGTGAAGCCTGACGCTGACGGGTTGAAGGAGATGGAACTTGCGGGTGGCCTGTACCTGAACGGACCCAAGGGGACAGGCAAGACCACCAAGGCGTGCGAGGTGTTGAAGGCATACGTAAGGCGAGAGCAGCATGACGGGTGGGTGTCAGCCCGATTCATGAGCGTCCCCGACTGGCTGGCGTCGATGCGCGGGAGGTTCGGCGAGCAGGAGGACGAGGCATACCATCGCGCCGTCTCCTGCAAGCTGCTCGTGCTTGACGATATCGGGAAGGGCAACCCAACGCCCACGGCTCTTGAGCGCCTGTTCAGGCTCATCGACGGTCGCTACAACCACGTGAGGCCGACCATCTTCACCTCACAGTACACGTTGGGTGAGTTGAGCGACCGATTCACCACCGACAACGACCTTGAGACGGCAGACGCAATCGTGAGCCGCATTCATGAGACCTGCAAGGGCATCCGCTTCGATGGCCCAGACCTGCGCATGGGACACTGACCAAATTGGTCAAGATTCTGGCTTGTCCTCCCGCCTGTATGTGCTAGAGTATCTATTGAGCAGGCGGGGGACAGGCCCCTACCGAGTCGCAAGGGAGTGCAAGATGACCACCAACGCCTATAAGAGCGGCTACGAGATGGCAAAGACCTACCTCATGGACAACGACGTCAAGGGCCTGCACAGGCACATGATTGAGATGAACGACTTCGAGGCCTACTTCGAGGGCATGACCTCGGCAATCTACGACTTCGAGAACGGAATCGACTGGGAGTTCTAGGAACAAACTTGCAGAACAGAGCAATTGGAAGGGAGTGCGACATGGATGCGAAGTTCATCGACAAGAGCATCAAGAGCTTCAGGACGCGAGAGAGCGGGCGTGCGCAGGCGGCAGTCGAGCTTATCGGCAGCGGTGACTACGAGGCGGCAATCGCTGCCCTGTGCGACGCCAAGGCCTATGCCGCTCTTGCAAGAGAGTACGAGTTCATCTTCGACTACGAGGATGTGAGCGGTGATGACTAACGCCGATTCCATCCAGAGGTACGAGATACCCGAGCAGGTTTACATGGACTACGACGAAGAGCCTGAGCGTGGCGCATGTTGGAACTGCGACCACATGGTCGATGTCAAGGTGGGCGGAAAGAGCTACTGCCTGTGCGTGTTGGAGCGCGACGTGAGCGCCAGCGGTGACGTGTTCGAGTGCGACCAAGACCTGCGAGAGTGCAAGGATTGGGAAGACTATGAGCCATGACCCAAGCAACCTCTGGTCGGAAGCGGAGGACAATGCCGTGCGGCAGTTCTACGGACGGCACGGTCCGAAGTGGGTTGGATGGCCCGAGGTTCTTCCGAACCGAACGCCGAGGGCCATCAGCGCAAGAGCGATGCGCCTAGGGGTTAAGGGGCCATCTAGGCCAGAGCCAAAGCACCCAAGACGGGAGAGAAAGAAGCCAGAGGGTGACGAAAGGCACTACAGCGTCGGGGCCGCAAGGGAACCAGACCCATACGAGAGTTACGTAATGACTTGCATGGAGTCTGGCCTGACCCCGACGCAGATTGACCAGCGCATGCATTGGAGGACGGGAACGACCGTCCTGATACTCACAGAAAGATGGGAGCGGGAAAATGAGCAAGAGGATTGAGGTAATGAAGGCATCCGAGGCGATGGAGTCCATCTGCAACACCATCGACTTCCTCGCGTGGCTGCTCGACGTTGACGATGCCGAGGAAGACGAGTGCGAGGACATGATGGAGTGCGCCGAGGCTCATGGGATGGTCGGGCTTCCCCGCGACGCCGATGGCGAGCCTATCCACATCGGTGACCTCGTGTGCATCGAGGACGATGCGTTCCACGTTGATGAGCTTCGCCTGCTCGATGGTGGCGAGGATGGTTGCATCTGGAAGGTGGTGAACGGCGCTGGCATCCTCATTCCAGCCGAAGCGCTTCATCACGTGGCCGAGGATACGCCAGAGGGCATCCTGCTTGAGGCCGTGATGCGTGCTCATTGCGACACGCTCCTGCGCAAGGACGGCACCGACGTCTCGGACCTGCTTGAGCGTCTGCGCGACCTCATGGGAGGCCGTGATGAGTGAGACCACATATCTTCCAAATGAGCTGACGCTGGAAGAGCAGCAGGCGCTTATCGAGATGCTTGGGAAGAAGGTTGGTACGCTCGCCGCTGAGAGTGGCATGCGGGAGCGTACCGCTCTCAAGAAGCTGCTCCACAAGGGTTTCTCCAAGAAGAGTTCTGCGAGATTGAAGGTCAAGCGATGATTAAGCCCAAGCTCTCATGCCCGTATTGTGGCAGCGACAGGCTAGAGACCGCCAGATGGTACAAGCAGGGTACGTGGTTCGTCCGTTGCAAGAACTGCGCATCCGCTGGCCCTAGTCTAGCCAAGACCGAGGAAGAGGCCGTGCGCCTGTTCGACACGAGGCGAGAGCCTATGCAGGGGAGGTTGGAAGTATGAGCAATGTCGTAAGCCTGATGATTGGTGCGGTCGTTGGGTTTATTGTCGCTGCGGTTCTAGTGTCTGGCGATGACGATGAACGCTACTGATAGGGGTCGGCGCTCTGACGCGCTGTATTACGACAATATCAGCAGGCGCGAGCTGTGCGACCGCATTGCCAACCTAGAGTCAGACATGGATTCACACAGGGCGCGTGCGCAGTACTGGCACAAGCTCGCCCAAGACATGGCATCCTACGCAATCGAAAGGCTCGAAGCCGCAAAGAAGGTCCGCGACATGCTCGCGAGCAAGCGCCGTCAGGAGTTTGTGGGGCATAGGGTCATCGACCACGTGACAAGCGATGGGCCAGCCTTTTGCCAGTGGCTTGACACCGATGAGCCAATCATAAGGTGCGTGAACTGCAAGGCGTTCCTGCAGAACGAGACTCCGAACGACCACGAGCATCCGCACTTCTGCACGCTGCACGGTAGCGACCTAGCCGAGCCTGACGGGTTTTGTGCATGGGGGGAGGTGGAAGAGAATGAAGTTCATTGAGTTTGACGTGGATTACGAGGCCTGCGGTGAGGTCGAAAAGGTAATCCTGCACGATGAGTTCGGCCAGCATGAGAGCACCATCTTCAAGCGCATCGAACAGTGCGAGATGGAGTACAGCTCCGATTTCATGGGCTGGCATTGCAAGTCATGTGACAACATCAAGATGGGGCTGCGGGACCAGAAGCCGCGATTCTGCCCGAACTGCGGGCGGGAGGTCATAAGTAATGGGGACTAACTTCTACCTACAGCGCAAGAAGCCGACGCCTCACGAGACCATCCACATCGGCAAGCAGTCGTTCGGGTGGGCGATGCATTGGGACTCATGCGACGAGCAGAACTGGCCCAGATGGTGCGACGAGGACCACAGTTACTCATTCGGACCCGATGGGGAATGCCCTGAGCCTGTGCTTCCTCATAGCATCCATAGCGTCGAGGATATCAGGGCCTATCTTCGCACTGGCGATTGGCAGCTCGTGAACGAGTATGGTGAGGTTTACGATGACCCGCTCGCCAAGATTGAGAAGCTGTGTCAGTGGGACGGCGGGAGGGAAGGATGGAACAGCGCCCATCCAGACAAGCCCGTGGAGTGGGAGCTTGGCATCCCAAGTGGTTGCCGAGATTCGGAAGGGCAGATATTCGACCAAGGGGAGGGGTTCTGTTGATTGACAAGGAAAAGTACCTTGACGGACTGATGCTCGTCATACTGGCCATAGTGTTTCCGCCAGCCGCGCTACTCTATGCCATAGCGATAGGAGACGAAGATGAGAACTGAGATTGTGATTCCGTTCGCGTTCGACACGGCGCCCATCGAGAAGCTGTTGCAGGAGCAGGGCGAGCAGGAGGTGATGCGCATCATCGAGAAGCTGGTCATGGACGGCGTAAGGGCCTCCATGCCGCAGAAGGTCCAGTACGGCTACAGCGGATACCAGCAGCAGAAGAAGGAGCCTGAGATTGACTGGCGCAAGTTCCTCGATGACCGCTTCACCAGATGGCTCAATGACCATCAGCAGGAAATCATTGACGAGGCGGCGCTGCTGATGGCGGAGAAGGGTTCTCGCAAGAAGGTATGGCGTGAGGTGCTTGCCGAAGTAAAGGAGGCCGATAATGAGCAAGGTTAAGGCATTCGTGCTCGATGCGCCAGAGTCGTATGACTACTACTACGAGTATCATGAGGTCACCGACCCTGACACGGGCAAAGAGGTGTTTAGAGCAAGTAACCTCGCCGATTGTCCCGAGGACGCCATCATTGGGCGCGATATCTTCGATGCCTACAACTGGCTCGATGTGGTGAAGTTTGGCATGGAGCTTGCAAGACAAGGCTACGTCGATGTGGTCATGCATGAAGGAAAACAGCAAGACTAGGGTCATGGTCGTTCAGGTCTGCGAGGAATGTGGGGCCGAGTTCCCGATATGGCGGCGCAAGAGCAGGCTCAAGGACGATGACCACATAAAGCACCTGTACTGCCCGACATGCAAGAGGGTCACGGCGCACAAGCAGAGAAGGGAATGGTAATGCCCGAGGATATGGAACAGTCAATCAACGAAATCGCCTTGAGCGTGGTCAACCGCGTGATGAAGATGCTTGAGTCGCGCAAGGTGATGGTGCAGCTTGACGATGGCGCGTTCATGCCCGAGCGTGCGCACGGCACGGATGCAGGTGCCGACATTCGCACGCCTGAGAGGTTCATGCTGCATGGTGGCGGCAGTCACACTGTCAACACGGGAGTCCACATCCAGCTCCCGCCGCATACGAAGTGCGACATTCGCTCCAAGTCAGGCCTGAACACCAACCATGACATTATCTCTGAGGGCCTGATTGACGAGGGATTCAGCGGCGAGATTCGGGTGCGCCTGCACAACCTGAGTGACGAGCCGCACTACTTCGAGCGCGGTGACAAGATTAGTCAGCTCGTTGTCACCCATGTTTACTACCCAGATTTCGAAGAGGTCGAGCAGGTCGAGGGCGGGGAGCGTGGTGACAATGGCTTCGGGAGCACGGGACGGTAAGATGGGGAAGTACGAGTGTATTGCCGTGTGCGTGCTGTTCGTGAGCGTGGCTGCGGTCCTGTGCTGCATAGCCCTGAGCGGATGCACGACGCTGGTCGCACACTAGCTCCCATAGCGCCAGAGAACGCAAGGGGTCGCTCTTCGGGGTGGCCCCTTTCAAGTTGACGCTTGCCAAGGTTTGGCGTGTGTGCTAGGGTATACGTGTCAGGTGAGGGCGGGCCTCGCCTATGGGAGATGGGAGCGCAAGATGGGACTTGATTGGGAGAGGCCGTACAAGGTCATGGTCAACACGGTCAAGGATGGCATCGTGTATGAGGGCAAGTTCCAGCGGCTGTCCTATGCTGGCAAGGTGTTCCAGCGCAAGATGGAGCAATACAAGGGGAAAGGCGCGTTTGTCCAAATCATAGGGTTGTGGGATGGATACCGCGAGGTGAAGAAGGCATGACCAAGGAAGAGCGCCAGAAGGAGTACTACCGCATCCTCAAAGAGGAATGGGAGCGGACCGATAAGACCAACCGCGAGGCCATCAGGGCCTACAACGAGTTCAAGCGACAGCTCCGTCACGACATGTTGGAGGACTAGGATGATTATCAGGCATCAGTACATCCCGCCTGCGGAGTGCGAGGGCATGGGTTGCCCGTTCTGCGGGAAGGAGGTTACGTTCACGCCAGCCTACACGGAGATGAGCCTTCCCAAGTTCTACTGCAACTCCTGCAAGGTCGAGTTCACCATTGATGAGCGAATCTACGATGAGGAAGCGTGGGAGGTGCGCAACTACAACACCTCGCAATGCCTTGACAAGTGGGACATGCGAGCCGAGGGCGCTGGACCCGAGGATTGCCCGTTCTGTGGCGGCAAGATTGAAGAGTGGCCGTGTGGTCACTACCTCTTCGACTCCCTGTGGTGCCCGACATGCAAGAAGCGTTTCGAGTTCCAGAGCCATCCGCATTCGAAGAAGAGCATGGCGCGGACGATGCGGGAGTTCGGCAGGAGGGCCGCAAAATAGTTCTTGCCTCCATGTGCGGTGTGTGCTATCGTATACGACAATGGACGGCAGAGGGCCGTCCGAATCAGATGGGAGTGCAAGATGGGCATCGAGGTCAAGACGTTCGAGGATGCGGTCAAGGTCGAGGACATGTTCTTCAAGGGACTGTACATCATCGAGAACGAGAGCACTGGTCGCAGGGTCTCAATCATCCTCGATGAGAACTGCATCCGCTGGCAGGGGTTCGCCAAGGGCGCAGAGGCCCACATGATGGGAGTCAGCGACAAGAAGTTCCGCATGCACGGCTACGGCTGGGTTCCCGTTCGCGGGCGCCACGAGTTCCGCAACGGCGATGGGGACAAGTGCGTGCGCAACGCCCTGCGGTTCGTGAACGACACGGCACGCAGCTACCTCAAGAAGTAGGTTTCAGGGCCAAGGGGAGGGGCCTGCAATCCTCCCCAACCACAACTCTCGAAGGGAAGGTGTGAAGGATGGAGGTCAGGCAGGTCATGAGGGCCTACAGCGTCAGGAGGCCCGTGGATATCGGGACGTATCCCAAGGGCTACGAGGTTGCCGATATCGTCAACTTCGACACGCGGCGGCGCGTTGCCGAGATTGGGCGCGATGCGTGGGGCTACATTGACTTCTTCGACCGAGTTCCGCAGGAGGTTCTTGAGCGTTTCGATATGGTAAGCCCAGACTACCTCCCAGAGCTTCCAGAAGACGTTCTGCGGGTCGGTAGGGCGATTGCGGGCCTCTTGCTCAAGGGCGAGCACGAGCGCGTGAAAAAGGCCACCCAGAAGGCCCTAGAGGCTGGTTTTGACCCTGAGCAGTTGGCAGACGCCGTGCGGCAGGCGGCTAACGAGAAGAAGGAGACGAAGAGATGAGCATCACTGATGAGCTGAGGGAATACGCTGGCAGCTTCTATCTCTTTCGCTATAAAGACGTGCGGGAGAAGCTAGATGCCATCGCCGACCGCATTGACGCGGAGCACGAGAAGGCCATACGGGAGCTGAATGACCTCGCCGACGCCAGCGTGCTCCTTCCAGTTGACGCCAATGGGGAGTACATCCACGTGGGTGACGTGATGGAATCACGCGCAGGCTTTGACTTGTTTCCCCAGTTCGAGGTTCGAGCAATGCGATACGACGGAGACGAGTGGGAAGTCTTTGACCGCCTCGGTGACAGCTACGAGCCGTCAGGTCTGCGCCACTACCACAAGCCAACCGTTGAGGACGTGCTGTGGAAGCTGCTCGGCGATATCAGACCCGATATGGAAGATGAGGAAGCGTTGCCAATAGTTGCAGCCTATGCCAAAAAGCTGCGTCTGGCAGAAGAAAAGGAGCAGTAATGGACACAGCTCTGGCATTTGCGATGGGAGAGGCACACAGGGATGACCCGCTCATGGTATTTGACTGGGATAAGGCGGCTCACATCTTGGCGATGCGCAACCCTGATGAAGCGCTCGCTGGGCTTCAGGATGATTACGAGTACACGGCTGGCGTCATTTGGAGTAATGGTATGCCAGTAAGGAACAAGTACACGTACCTCGCTTCAACGTGGGCGCACCCGATGCTCATTATCGGTGACGAGGAAATCGAGTGCTGGCGTTACGAGAGTGAAGTCCCTGATTGGGGATGCGAGACAAAATGGCCGAGTTCGGCTTTGCGAATAGTCGGAAAGGAGCAGTAATGAGCGAGAAGTTCGAGCAGGAGGCAATCGAGGCCTACAACTACAGCGCACGGAACAACATCAACGAGTCAGGTGTTCTGATGGTCACCATCACACTCAACGAGTATCGGGAGCTTGTGACGGCAAAGGTCAAGGCAGACCAACTCAAGGAGACCGAAAGCATCTGGCAGCTGCGCGCGGAGAACCAGAAGCTGCGCGACAAGATTGCCGAGCTGACCATGGATGACAACGGCTAGCAATCGCATGGCTGGTGCTGGCAGCGGCTGGCACCAGCCTGCCAGATGAGGTAGCCATGGAGCGCACTCCGATATTCAGCGGCATGGCATACGAGTACATCGAGAAGTTTGGGAAGGGGCAGCAATGACCGAGAAGGAAATGGCAGACAGGCTGCGTGAGTCCATCGACCTGACGCGGTTTGACGAGGGAATCTACATCTTCAATGACGGCGGGCGATTCGGGACCATCAAGAACTACCAGACCGACAGCGAGCACTATCAGGTCATGTTCGACAACCTTACACGTGAGCAGGTGCTTGAGGTTTTTGGGAAGGAGCAATAGCCAAGATGACAGAAGCCAAAGAGCCAAAGTGGCTCTACCGTCTGGAATCGACAGACCCAGAAAAGGGGCTATGGTACGACGCCAACGGGGAGCTTGTCTGGACAATAGGGCTGATACCAGACTGCGAGACGAAGAACCTGCCAATGGACTACGACGAGCGGTACCGACAGGACGGGCGAATGTGGCACAGCTCGTGCACGGACAATGAAGACCTGAGCCATTGGTACACGTTGGAGGCTGCGCTTGACCTGATTGAGAATCACGGTTTCACATTTGCGAGGTACCTAGCGACCGAGTATCACGAGTATGAGCTTGAGACGGTGTTCATCAAAGACAGTTGCCTATCTCGTGAAGAGTTGGACATTCGGGAAGTGTTCGGGGAGGTTTGAGGGCATGTCAGACGTTGTTGTATGGGAAGACCCAGAGCTTGACGAGGTTTGGGTGACTGACGGGAGCAGGAGGGTCAATGTTGACCCTCTGGTGCTTGATGGAATGAGGATGCTCCACGAAAAGAAGTGCAAGGACTACGAATCAAGGAAGCGCGATGCGTCATGATACGGTTCCTCTTTGTCCTGAACCTGATGGCGGGCTTGCTCAAGCTCTGCCAGCTCATGGTGGCTGGCGAGCTGCTTTCCGAGACTGCCCTTTGGGTCTGCATAGCCATGCTCTGGATGCTCTGGTCGTGGGCGGAGGTTGACGAATGAGCTTAAGCACGTGGTGGATGATTAGGAAGATGCGCTGTCCCAAGTGCTGGTCAGTCGGTACCGCGAAGATAGTGGTGGAAGATGACGATTGGTGGTCTATTACCTGCGAAGAGTGCGGCCACAGCGATGGAACAGACCCAACGGAGCTTTTGCCCAAGATGTTCCCCGATTGGTTCAAACTGGGAATCGAGGTGGATGAATGACCGCTACCGACGAGCTGCGCCGCCTGCTGGACGAGCGCGGGGTGGTGTGGACGGCAAACGACGGTGAGCACGTCAAGGAAACCTGCTGGCCTTATATGGGTGAGCTGACGGCTGCATTCGCTGAGTTTGACAACGGCACAACACGCTTTGCTTGCGATACGTGGTGCTTCACCCCCGAGCAAGCCATCGCCGCAACGCTGGGTGCTGGGACGTGCCACATCGAAGAGCGCCACGGCGATTGGTATTGCACGGGATGCGGCGAGATGGTCGGCACGTGTGACACGACGAGCGAACTTTATATCGACGGCAACGCGATTGGGCTGTGGCGTTTCTGCCCCAACTGCGGACGGCGGGTGGTGAGCGAATGAGCGCGGCGAGCATATGCGGAGACAACCGCTTCGAGCTGATAGCCAAGGCACACGCCATGCTAGTGGAGGACACGAACATCGAGGACAGACCAGACGAGATGGCCGTGCTTGACAGCATCCTGTTCCGCTGCTGGCAGATGGGTTGGCTTGACCGACTGGGAGCGGGGACGTGCCGCAGGGTTCGTGGGCACAGGAGCTACAGAACCCAAGGAGGGTACCGCATAGAGTGCTCTGAATGCGGTTACGGTCTTGCCGACAAGCGTTATCACTACTGTCCAAGGTGCGGACGGCGAATCATGGAGGTAGACGAATGAGCATGGACTGGCTGAACTTGCCGATTGTCGAGCTTGTTTTTGCACTTGGTGGAATCATTGGGATTGTCATTGGGTTCTGGGCTGGCTACGGCGCCGAGAACATCGCCTCATACCAGAAGGGATACAAGAGTGGCTACGAGAAGGGACGAGCGGAGGTGGAGGCGGAACAATGACCGCAATCGACAAACAGCGGCTAGAACGTGCATCAAAGGTGGTTCAGGTGATAGCGGAGCATCCAGACCTGCCGATAAAGATTCTCGCACCGTCCACGCCGTCTGATTACGACACTTATTGGCATGACGCAACTGGGGCTAGGATAGCTTGGCTACTCTATCCAGACGAGGTGCAAGGGGTAGACCAACGCAACTACTGTGGCCTAAATTGCGAGCGTATCTACAGCGACGAAACCGATGCGGCAGAGGACGTTGCTGGCTGGCTCTTTGACAATTGGTGGGACTATGCCCATATTCACGGCATGAGGTACGAGCGAAAGAACGAAGCGCCAGACGATGTGCTCACCGAGTTCTGCGGCTACGATTATGACTACGAGCACAACGTTTCGATTGACCGCATGGCAGAGGCGCTGGCATACGAGCTGGTCGATGACATGCCGTGGCATGAGTACATCGTGATTGACTGCTACTAAGGAGAAGCATATGAACGCAAAGACAAAAGCATTTGCATTGGTGGCCGCATCCGTTTTGTGCATCGGACTTTCTGGGTGCGCATCGTGCAGCAGGTTCAACAAGTCGATGGCATCTGACTTTGGTGGCGGGTTGCATCGCAAGGTCACGCTCTACGACTACGACGGAGAGGTTCTGCGCGAGTGGGAGGGCACCTTCGACGTCGCAGAGAACGACCAAGAGGTTTACTTCGACATCGACGGCAAGCGCGTAATCATCCAAGGTGGCATCATCGTCAACGAGGAGGTCTAGCATGGCAAAGGTCGAGGTTCTGCGTCACCCGACAGAGGAGGATTGGCATCGCTGCAAGATGCTGGCACTCAACACCATCGGGAAGCGCTACACAGGCTCAGATGTTACCGACGAGTGGAAGCGGAAGATACTTCGCTCGGAGCACAGCCCAATCAGAACCCTCATGTTCACCATCCGAATGGAAGTCCCGTACTGGGTCAGCGTTCACTTCTGCCGCCACAAGTACGGCGTGGAGCACTATGTCAGCTCCCAACGGAATGACCGTCAGAGCGAGTATGACCGCACCAAGGCTCCGCAGGATGCAATGGTTACTCACGTGATGGACATTGATGCCCAAGAGCTAATCCAGATGGCAAGGATGCGCCTGTGCAGCCAAGCGGCGCCAGAGACGCAGGTTGTGATGCTTAGGATACGTGACGCTGTGGTTGCCACGAACCCAGAGTTCTCACCGTTCCTGACACCGAAATGCATTGCGCATGGGGGATGCAACGAGTTCAGCCCATGTGGGTTCTACGAGTTCTGCAAGGAGGCCGAGAAGTGATTCCCTACGACGAAGAGTGGCGGTTCAACCCAGACTGCTCGACCTGCAAGCACAGACAGCCACGGGTCCGCTCGAAGCGCACTGGACCCGACAAGCCTCGCACTAAGGATTGGGTCTGCATGGTAGAGGGCAGGGCCATAGGCGAGCACGGCACTTGGATGCGCAACTCCGAACGGATGTATTCGGACGATGGTACCTACCTCGGACTGCGCGAGAGTTGGGTGCAGGACATACCGTGCAAGTGCAACCTGAAAGACGGCAAAGGGTGGTTTGCTCTGGACTATGAGCCTGCTGATAGTGTGCTATAGTAGAGGAACCGCAGGCAGTTGGTTTGATTGGAGATGATGCACGATGAAGGTCACTAACGTCATGGGATTGCCCAAGCCATTCGTTGAGGCAGCTACGAGCGACCATGAGTACACCGATGGGCGCTACAGCGTGACCGAGGTTCTTGGAGGCACCTGTGAGGCCATCCTTAAGCGCAGGCACGCCGATGATATCGAAGAGGACGTGTCTGACCGCGTTTGGGCCATCTTGGGTACCGCAGTTCACGAGATTCTGCGTCAGGCCGAGGCATCCGAGAGCCAGATTCAGGAGAACTGGCTGAGCGTAAAGCTCGAAGGGTCGGCGAGCGGCTACGAGCTGTCAGGCATCTTCGACCTCTACGACGATTCGACAGGCACCGTGACCGACTACAAGAACGTGGGGACAATCAAGTGGCAGAAGCAGGATTTCGAGGACTACCGCATGCAGACCCTGCTCTACTGCTGGCTGTTGCAGCAGATTGGGTTCGCGGCGTGGAACGGCGAAATCGTCATGATTCTGCGCGACTGGTCCAAGGGCAAGGCCAAGTTCGACAAGGACTATCCGCAGAAGCAGGTGCAGCGCGTGTCGTTCCACTTCTCCGACAAGGACATGGAGGAAGCCGAGGAATTCGTCTACATGTGGTTCATCATGGTCAAGCACGAGGAAACGGCGCCAGACGATTGCCTTGAGCCGTGCACGCCTGAGCAGCGCTGGCACAGGCAGGACAAGTGGGCTGTCATGAAGGATGGCCGCAAGAGGGCCGTCAGGGTCTTTGATGATGAGGAAGAGGCCGTGGAGCTGCTTAACAGGCTTAAGGAGTCAGACCAAGGGCATCACATCGAGTTCAGGCGCGGCGGTGACGCCAAGTGCGAGTCATACTGCCCTGTTGCCGAGTTTTGCCCATATTGGAAGGGTTTGCAGCAATCCTAGATTGATGCTTGCCAGCCTCCCGTCATGTGTGCTAGGGTATACGTGTCGGGAGGCAAAGGGCCTTCCAAGGGCGAACGGGAGTGCAAGATGGCAACCAAGATGACCAAGACGATGAACGACGCCTACGAGTTCCTTCTGTGCTGTGTTGAGAGCGCGGAGAGCAAGTCGTTCGGCGAGTGGTTCGCAGGCAGCGATGATGAGTACGAAGAGTGGCTGATTCAGCGCGTCTCCCAGCTCGGGGAGCGCAGGGTTCGCCAGATGCTCAAGGACAGCAAGCGCCGTTACGCGCTCGCCAATGAGGGCATCGTGGGTTCGTGTGACGTGACCCTGAATACCCTCAAGGCCCTTGAGAGCCGTGGGCTTGTGGAGCTTCCAGACGTGTATGGGCTGAATGGTTACGCGGTGAAGGTGGTTCTCATTTAGCCGATGGTGGAAGGCCAAGGGCGGGGGCCTAAACCCGCCCACTTTCAAGGCTTCAAGAGACGGGAGTGCAAGATGAAAGACGGCAAGCTGAACAAGCGCGAGATGGCAACGCTCAACAAGGCATGGGAAATCCTCTCCGACCTGACGGAGTGGATGGAGCAGGAAGCCGATATGTATGGGCTTGATGCCGCCACCGAAAGCGACTACCTGAGCGCGGAGAGAGCGGCGGCTGGTCTGGGTGACTTTATCGACGGACAGGAGGTGCAAGGATGAGGAAGGCAAAGAAGGGCTGGACCGCAGCCAAGATTGTCAGGCGGTTGGAGTGCCTTGAGAAGAGCTACGACGCCAATCTGGCGGAGTGGGTCAAGAGGGGCAACCATAGCGCCTACAACGCCTGTTTGTACAGGCGCGACCTGCTGAGGGTCATACTGGACGAGGTTTCTGAGTGATTCGGAGGTGTGTGGGATGGATATCTACGAAGAGATTCACATGCGGCAGGCGGAGCGCTTCGCTCGCCGTCAGGCACGTTTGGAGCGCGAGGCTCGGCGCGAGCGCATCATCGCTCCCATCAGGTTCGGCTTTCAGGTGATAGGGTTGACCATCCTTCTCTACCTGTATCTGTTCTTTGGTTGCCTGTGGGCATCGATGTAGGAGGTTTGCAATGGCTGAGAGCAGCTTCGAGCTTGTGTTCGTGAGTCCGAACATCGCCAAGATTCTTCTCAAGGACCTGTACGACGAGCAGCGTCCGTACAGGGACAGGCTCGCCCAGAAGTACGCGCAGGACATGGCCGAGGGCCGTTGGGTTTCCGACAATCCGCAGCCCATCGTCATCAGCAGCACGGGGAAGGTCATCGACGGGCAGCACAGGCTTAATGCCGTCATCATCTCTGGCAAGACGGTCCCCATGTACATTGCCCGAGGTGCCGACGAGGCCACCTACAGGGTGATTGACAGCGGGGCAACCCGAACGGTGACCGACCGCATCAACATGCCGCAGAAGGCCAACTGCGCGGCGCTTGCAAAGCGCGTGGTGGCGCTCGACAATGGCTATGGCCTCAAGACCGCCCTTGACGGCACCATCACCATCTCGCAGCAGGAGGTGCTTGAGGTTCTTGACCGCGAGCCTGAGCACCTGCTTGAGGTCGTGAAGTGCGCTGGCCGCATAAGGAAGGACTTGGGCAAGTGCGGTGCGGTGTCAGCCTATGCCGCCGTCCTGTATGCGTTCGAGGTCGTTCACGGGGAGGGCACACTTGAGAGAATCGAGCAGGGCATCTGCGAGCCTACCCGAACGAGCCTAGCGTTCCAGAAGTACGTCATGCGCCTGTATTCGGGTTCCTCCGCTCCCAAGCCCTACATCGTGGCGTCTGGCTTCGTGATGTTCTGCGACGCCCTGTTTGGTGGGTACGAATGCCTGAGCTATAACAAGCGGGAGTCGCACGTGAAGGCACTCAACAAGGCCTATGGTATGGCGAGAACAGCGGGGTAGCACATACTGTGCTATAATGCCTCCCACGAAAGGCGATGGCCCAACGTGGGAGGCAAAAGTTCGGGGGTGAATAATTGGCAACTGAGGCACAGCGGCGGGCGAAGCAGCGCTATGATGCCAAGACCGTGCAGTACGTGTTTCGGCTGCGCATGGATGGCGATTCAGACGTCATAGGCAAGCTCAAGTCCGTCCCGAACAAGACCGACTACCTGCGCAAGCTGGTACGACAGGACATGGATTCAAATCACGCGTGTTAGAGCCACTGTGAGGCCTTTTTAAGGCGGTTTCTTGTCATTTCATGGTAAGTTATACGAAATGCGAGAATCCACCAAAATCTGAGCCTCTGGTGGCCTCTCTGAGAGTGAGGTAAATATGCGGCCAATGCCAGAGCTTGAGATTAGGAATGTTCCCGTTAACGAGCTTGTGCCGTATGCACAGAACGCGAAGCTCCACCCACACGAGCAGGTTGACCAGATAGCGGAGAGCATACGCCGCTTCGGGAACTGCGACCCCATCGCGGTCTGGCACAACGACGAGGGGGAGATGGAGATTGTCGAGGGCCATGGTCGCGTCATGGCGCTCAAGGCTTTGGGAATCGTCGAGGCCCCTGCCATCTTCCTCGACCACCTGAGCGACCAGCAGCGCCGAGCCTATGCCCTGATTCACAACAAGCTGACCATGAGCAGCGGCTTCGACTACGAGATGCTGATGCAGGAGCTTTCCGAGATTGCGGAGGTCGAGCTTGAGACCTACGGATTCGACCTTGAGTCCGAGATGGTTGACGTTGACTCCCTGTTCGATGAGGAAAAGCCCGAGAACGAGACGAAGAAGGACAAGTTCATCACCGTGACCTGCCCTCATTGCGGACACGACAACGAACTGCCCATGTAGGGGGATGCCATGAGCGACCTTGAGATTCACGTGCTGCCAGTCTCGGAGCTGGTACCGTATGCGAACAACGCAAAGCTCCACCCGCATGAGCAGGTGGAGCAAATCGCCTCTTCAATCGAGGAATTCGGCAACTGCGACCCGATTGCCGTATGGCATAACGCGGATGGCGAGCCTGAGATTGTGGAGGGTCACGGAAGGCTGATGGCCCTCAAGAAGCTGGGCATCGATGAGGCGCCAGTCATCTACCTCGACCACCTGAGCGACGATGAGCGGAGGGCCTATGCCCTAGTCCACAACAAGCTCACGATGAACACGGGCTTCGACCTGCCCATCCTCTCGGGAGAGCTTGACGCAATCACCGATATCGACATGGGGGAGTATGGCTTCTCCCTTGACATTGGTGCCATGGATATCGACGGGCTTCTCGATGAGGAACCGCAAGTCAAGAAGGAGGACAAGCCGAGGGTCGTGACGGTTGTCTGCGAGTGCTGCGGCGAGTCTTTCGATGTCGAACTGTAAGGTTCATCTGGTCATAGACAACGACGTGCGCCAGACGCTCGCCATGAGGTCCGCAGGTGCGAACTACGCTCTTTTCAGCGCGTACCAGTTCATTGCCACCAAGAAGCAGAGCTACGCGACGGAGATAACGCCGAATTGGTTCAAGTTCAACCACGTAATCGTGGACTCGGGCCTCTTCACGCTCATGTTCGGTGCCAAGAAGGACCAGAAGCTGGAATACGCGGACCTCTACGATTGGATGCAGCGCCTCGCGCAGTTTGCGAACGAGAACGACGTGAGGAACGCCTCATGGGTGGAATGCGACTCGCAGAAGCTGGTCGGCGCTGAGGCCACGTGGGAGATTCGGCGCGAGTTCGAGCGCATGATGGGCGAGCGCGAGGTCATCAACGTCTTTCACCTAGAGGATGGCCCTGACGGCTTCGACAGGCTCGTGGACCACAGCCGCTACATCGCAATCTCGGTGCCAGAGCTGAGGATAAACAGGCCCAAGAGCTACAAGAAGATTGCCAGCACGCTCGCAAGGCGTGCAAGGATGCTAAAGCCAGATATCAAGATTCACCTGCTCGGATGCACGGAGCCTGCCATGCTGGCAGAGAACAGCTTCGTGACGAGCGCCGACAGCAGCTCATGGCTGTCATGGGCGAGGTACGGATGGGCCAAGGGGAAGAACGCCCACCACGTCTCCCAGATGCACGACGATATGATTGAGATAGCCGCCGAGCGTATAGCGGATGCAGCCCGCCTGTATGGGATAGACTATGCGCCAGCCACGCAGAAGCAGCGGGAGTATGACGCATCGAAGCACTTCAATGCCGTCTCCGAGCTTGCCAAGTATCGCAAGGCCTGCGGGCCGCAGGACTAAGGAGGTGGACATGCCACTGAACAAAGGCCACACGCCAATGGTAATCATGTCAGACCGCCGTTAGATTGGAAGAGAGAATGAAGTCAAAGAAGATTTCGGAGCTGCAAGCGTTCCTCACCATCCTGTTCGTGACCTGCTACGTGGTGAGCAACATCATCGTCGGGAAGACCGTGAGCCTGCCCTTCGGGCTGACCACCACGGGAGCCATCTTCACCATCCCCATGACCTACGTCCTGAGCGACGTGTTCTCGGAGTGCTACGGCTACCGCTGGAGCCGCGTCACCTGCTACATCGCCTTCGCGATGAGCTTCATGGAGGCAATGGTTGCGCAATTGGTGATTATGTCACCATTTCCCGCCTACTACGAGGGACAGGCGGCGCTGGCCGCAGTTCTGGGCAACACGCCGCGCATCCTGATTGCGTCGATGGCAGCATACGTTCTGGGAGACCTCGCAAACGACAAGGTGTTCGCCAAGTTCAAGGCGAGGCACGAGGGCATGGAGGGCTTCAAGGCCCGCGCGTTCCTCTCAAGCCTTGCAGGCGAGTTCATTGACTGCCTCGTGTTCTACCCGTTCGCATTGGGCGGCATCGTGCCGAGCGACCAGCTCGTCATGGTGGCCGCTACGCAGATTGTGGCGAAGCTCTGCTACGAGGTTCTGATTCTGCCCCTGACTGAGCAGGTGGCAAAGCGCGTCAACGCATATGAGGCAGACTGACCCGACGTTTGTGGGCATGGCCGTCGCTGTAACCATGGCGGCGGTCATCGCCCTTCTCGCATGAAAGGAGCAAGGCATGGATACCCTAGAGCCTAGCTGGCATGATGTTGAAAAGTTTGTCAAGGCATGCGCAAAGGAGTTCGGCGAGGTCTGCGGGGTGTACGCGCCTCCCCGTGGTGGCCTGTGCCTAGGCGTGATGCTCTCGCATGCGATGGGAGTCCCCATGCTGCTCGCGCCGTGCGACGGATGCCTCATCGTTGACGATATCTGCGACGGTGGCCTGACGTTGCAGCACTTCCGCGAGACGCTGGACTGCAAGATTGCCACGATGTACTACGTCGATGGGGCAACGGTCACTCCTGACTATTGGATGTATCAGAAGGTTCGTGGTGACTGGGTGCTTTTCCCGTGGGAGGTTGCATGACGAGATACAAGGCCGTTTTCAGGGACGTTCACGGGAGCGTCGGACGTATGTGCCATATTGATGCCAGAAGCCGCTCTGGGGCCTATTGGATTGCCCTAGGGCATGCGATAGCCGCAGGCATGTGGCCTAACGTGGAGGTGCGAAGGGATGGCTAACCCGCAGAACCTGATACCGCAGGCGCATAAGCTAACCGTCGAGGAAGCGTCCAAGGGCGGGAAGAAGTCAGGCGAGACGCGCAAGCGGCGCAAGGCCATGCGTGAGGCGTTCGAGGAACTGCTTCAGCGCCAGTACGAGGACCGCGAGGGCCGTCAGACGGATGGAGTCACGGCGCTGACAACCCGCGTCTACCAGAAGGCCCTAGACGGTGACATGAAGGCCGTGCAGTTCATCCGTGACACGGTGGGCGAGATGCCCGTGCAGCGCGTTCAGGTGGATGCCATCGACCCGCAGGCACGGGCCGAGATGGACGAGCTTCTTGGATTGTGAGCAGACGTTCCGACATAGTAAACGCATTGAAAAAGAACCCCACGGCGCTCGCACCGCGTCTGGGGTTCGACCTGCTCACGGACCTTCACCGCGATTGGGTGCGGCAGATGGTGTTCGGCAAGGGCGATTGGACCCTACAGGCCCACCGAGGCAGCTACAAGACCACGTGCGACTCAATCGCCCTGTGGCTGCTCCTGATTCTGAGGCCCAACATCCAGATGGCGTTCTTCCGCAAGACGGACACCGACGTGAAGGAGATTGTCGAGCAGGTCCAGAAGATGTTGAGGAACGACGCCACGCAGTACCTCTCTGAGGGCCTGTGGGGCGTTTCTGCGGCCATTACGACGGAGAACGCGCTAGAGATAGGCACCAACCTATCGAACGACCCAAGAGGTGGCGCACAGCTCACGGGGATGGGCATCGGTGGCTCCCTGACAGGCAAGCACTACGACCTGATATTCACGGACGATATCGTGAACCTCAAGGACAGGAAGAGCCGCGCCGAGCGCGAGCGCACGAAGGACGCCTACCGCGAGCTGCAGAACCTGAGAAACCGTGGTGGTCGCATCATCAACACGGGAACCCCGTGGCATGTGGACGATGCCTTCCAGCTCATGCCCGAGCCTGAGAGGTGGCCGTGGGACAAGACTGGCCTCATGACGCGAGAGCAGTACGAAGGGCTGGCAAAGACAACCACGCCCTCCCTGCTCGCCGCGAACTACGAGCTGAGGCACATCCCGAGCGATGACGTGATATTCACCAATCCGCAGACGGGGGCCTCTCACGAGCTTGTGTTCAATGGCCTGTGCCACGTGGATGCGGCCTATTACGGCGAGGACTACACGGCATTCACGGCAATGGCGCTGCATGATGGCAAGTTCTACGTCTACGGCAAGCTCTGGCGCAAGCACGTCTCTGACGTTGCCGAGCAAATCAGGGCCGACCACATGCGCCTGATGCTTGGCAAGCTCCACATGGAGACCAACGCCGACAAGGGATTCGCCGCGAGGGACTTCAAGGCCATTGGCATTCCAGTCGTGCCATATCCCGAGTCCATGAACAAGCAAATCAAGATATCGACCTACGGAAAGCAGATATGGCCTGACGTGGTGTTCGTGGATGGCACCGACCAAGAGTACATCAACCAGATATGCGACTGGACCGAGGATGCGGAGCACGACG